ACTTATCAGCTGCTTTCATACCCAAAGGTCTCTTCAGTTTGACTATCTTCAAAGTGTTCTTATCTTTAATTGACATAGGTGGGCGTTCAGCAGAATTTTTAGACTGTTTTATTTGTGCTTCACTAGACGCCATTGAAACAACTTCATTGCGGTCAGCGGTGTCAATAAGAACATGCGAAATCTTAATTGCTTCGTCAAGTTTAACTTCTTCTTTCTTAGGTTTTTCTCCTCTTTCTTTCTTGGAGATTGCAATTGCAGCTTGTTGTGCAGGAGATACAGCTTCTTTAGTTTCACCCATTAGTGAATCGTGATTTTTGACTGCATATTCTTCAGCATCTTTTCTGTCTTTAAATAATTTTACTTCATTACCTTTGATATCAAACACACAGAACATATCTGGATTGTTTTTACTTCTAGCAACATGATCTTTTGGATTCATTTGTTCATCAGCTTCTTCAACACTTTCTAATGCTTTTGCTCTTTTAGCACCACTGTAAAAATTCATTACATCTTTTATCTCTCTACCTATATCAGCACCTTTTTTTCCAGTAATAGTTATCATACTACCACTCACATCTACTGTATGACCTAATTTCTCTAAGTCTTTTTTTGCTTTCATCATATCAGACTTATTTCTTTTATCAAACTCTACACTTACTTTTTTCATTTCATCAAGTTCAACTTCTTCTGATACAGATGGAACTAAAAGATAATCTCTCATCTTGTTCATACTAGAAGATACAACTGCAAGTTTGTTTGTCCACCATGAAGGAAGGGAATCTTCTGGATTCATAGTTTGTAGTTTCTGTAACATGTCTTGTGCATCTTCAATAGTAGTTTTGCACTGACGAATAGCAGAGGAGACATCTTGATGACCATCCTCATCAATTTGTGCATTTTCTTGTAAAGGAGCCCAAGTTGTTTTTCTTGGTTTCATTTTACTTGGATCAAACGCTCTAGCTTTCTCCAATAATTCTGACATTCTGACTCTACTCATTTTTATTATCCTTTCATTAAATCTGTTACAGATTTTTTAGACCAAAACTTGCAAGACCAATATCCTGCTGTAGTTTTATCTTTTTTCTGATCGCAATTGTGTCTAGCTCTAAATGCTTTTCTTCTTTCTGGGTCATCTCGTTTGATTTCCATGTTTGGATCACCAAATTCTACTTTGACCACATTGCCTTTATCGTTTTTAACATAAACTTTGTATTTCTTAACATCGCCTTTTGTAGGATTATTAAGTTCTTTACCGCTATTCTTGTCTGTTTCTGTTATTTCACCCCAACTATTTAGGGATTCTGATTGGTTGACATCAAAGTCAGCCTTTAATTCTTTTGGTAGTTTACCCATAGCAACTAGTTTGTTAACATATGTCATCAAAGCTTTTGCATCTACTTTTGTATTATACTGTCTAACTGCTCTACCAGCAAGATGAGCATGTGTTTTTTGTGGTTCGTTTCTTATCAAATTTGCATAGGTTTTAACAAGAGCGTCATAGTGTTTTGGATGAGTCATTTTGTAAATTTTATCAAATGCCATTTTTGCAAAAGTTTTTTCATCTATGCAATCATCACAGCAGGATTCTGCGGTTGTTTCTTCTGGAACACAATTAGGAACTTGTTTTCCACCTTTTGTTTTCATACCGACTTGCTTGAAACCATCCCAACAAGGATTTTCTTCGTTTGTTTTACTTTTGTCTTCTTCACCAAATGCACCACCAGTTCCTAGAACCTCATGTCCTTTTCGTTTCTTCTTTGGTATCATACCAAAATCTTCACCACGAACTTGTTTTGCAAGGTCAGCATCTGCTTTCCCCCAAGTTCCAGCAGATTTGGTAACAAAAGAATTAACTCTTGCAAATGCCCATTGTTGGGCAGTAGTGCCGGGCCGATGTCCTGTNTTGTATGCAGCCATTCCTCTGTCATATACTTTCTTTAGAATACCATACGGCATACCAGATTTCTTTGCTTTTGTTACAAGTCCTTCAATCTTTTCATCTAACTGATAAAATTCTAGTTCTTCATTTTTTGATAGATATGCAGCAATCGCCATTTCTTTGCGTTTTTCTTTAGACTTACCTTTAAACTGTGGAGAATCAGACTTCTCGAAATCTTTGATATAATCACCCATGTCTGCGTCTTTACCAAGAACTTCATTTATTTTAGAAGTATCGGTTGCCATAAATGGGCCACGCTTTAATGCTTTAAATGATATATTAGTTTCATTACCAAAGATTTCTTTTGGATGAATAATATTAAATGTAACCATTTCAGTCGAGTTGTTAATTTTTACCAACTCCATGTCTATTTCTTTATATACTTTACCTTTAAATTTAAGACCATGTGCAGTTACAAGTTTCTGAACCTTACCACGAGAATTGACTGCTTGTTTTGCTCTTGCTTCATCTATGGGTTTCTCACCAAACATCTGTTTGAACTTTTTGGTATGTTTAGATGGTTTAGTTGTTGCAGATGCATCGCCTGGCGCTGGCCCTGATTTCTTTTTATCAAAGTGTCTTGCACGAGCTTGTTTAGTAGACTTAGCCATGGTATCACCTTCAGTATCTTTTGCATAATACTTTGCTGGTTGAGTACCTTCTCTATCTTTGATATCTTTATCTTGTTTTACTTCATTTCTTAATCTTGGTTCTCTACGATTTTTAGATGGGTCTTCCATTTTCAAATTAGAGGGGTCGTTATTTAGAGGATTATTATCTTTATGTCCTACATCTTTACCCTTTACTGCTTTGTCACCCATAAGTCTACGAGCTTTGTTTCTAGAAGAACGTCTTGCAATCTGTTCTGGTGTTCCTTGATAATTTTCGTATTCTTTTTTGTAATCTCGTTCTACAATATCGTGTAACCAAGTCTTATGTACTTTTCCATCTTCGGATACAAATGTCAAGTAGTTTGTGCCTTTATTAATAACTTTACCTTCGTGACCATGAGCTTCTACAATGTCACCCACATTCCAAAGTTTACCTGTAAGATACAAATCTCTGAGTGTTTCAAAGTCTGTCATCTCACCCATATCTCTTTCTTCACGAATACCTAAATTCTTGCGAACATCATTGTAGAGTTTTAGTGAATCTTTAAAGGTAGATGGAACACCAGTTTTGAATAAATCGAAATCACCATCAGCAGCTGCAGCTCGCATCTTAGATGCAGACATACCAGATACACCTTCTGAATCTGGGTCACGTTCTCCAGCAGATACAACTTTGATATTGTCAAAACCATAAAAACCATGTCTAGAATCTACACCATTGTACTTATTGAGTAGAGTGTTAAACTCTGTAACTCTGTCAGAACCAACAACCATTACAATAGAACGATGTCCTTTTTTATGTAACTCGACAGCTGCTTCCAGAGCAGTTCTTGATTTGCTTACAATGACATTGCTTTTATACTTTGGAAACATTTTCCTCATATATGCAATTTTTAGTGTGTGTGGTAGTGGATCTTTCTTAGCGTTTTGTGAATGTGATGGATACACATACATCATAGAACCAGCGTTCTTAGATTGTTGTTTTGCAAGTGCATCTATGAGTTTTTCGTGACCTGTTGTTGGTGGATTAAATCTACCAAAAGTGAATACAGCTGTATCACCACGAGCCTCTACGATATCTCTAAAATTTTTCATTTATCCCATGCCTTTATTGCGGTAAAGTTATTAAACGAGAACTCCATTCTGTCCACTAGTTTAACAGCACCACCACTAACCCTATCAATCGCAACATAACCCTCTGGGTTAGTTACTTTAAATCCATTTGCGGTCTTGATAAAAGTATTTGTCAATCCCTTTACACTATTTAGTTTTTTTACAATTTGCATTTTTGCATCAACCAAATAATTTTGAAATGTGATTATTTGTATTAAGTTGGTAGTGTGTTTCTTAACTTCTCTTACATATTCTTTCTGTATATTCTTGTATTTATCTTTTCCTTTTACACTCTTTGCTTTATCAATTTGTTTCTGAATTGACATCTCAACCCATTTTTCATATCCTTTTGCATGAGCTTTGGGATTAGTAATCTTTTCTCCAGCACGAACCTTACTGTTATTGTATGTTTTGAGAGATGCACCAGCAATTGCACCTGTCATACTTTCCTGTAGATTAAGAAACTTCTTTAGTTGCATTGAGTTAATCTTTTTAAAAGTAGAACCAGTTGCAGAAAGTGCAGCTGTTACTGATTCTGTTTCTTTTGAGTTCATTGTAGCACTACCTGATACATCTTTGTAAGTTGCATCATCCATCCATACTGATGTTGGTTTAGATAATCCTTTAATATCTGCACCAAATGATGCTTTCATATCCTGTAATGCTTTACCTGTGTATGTTGTATGCCATACAATACCAATCTTTGCTTTGTTAATCTGTTTGCCAATATCTGATGTGGGGTCTACAGCATATACGATTGTGTTAGGTTGAAATGTAATAAAAGACTTTCCATCAATTTTTTCATTACCTTTATCTTCTGATGTAAACATCAAGTCGCCTTGAAGTACATCTTTGATACCTAACTTGGAAAACTCTGCAAGTGCTATCTTGAACTTACTATTCAATGAACCAGATAGTCCATCTTCATCAATCTCTGCGTTTGTCTTATAGAGTTTTGGAGTTGCATTAAATACTGATTTTTTTGCAACAAAAAACTTACCATCTTCTGGGTCAATACCAGCGAATATCGCAGGAGCACCATCCCACTTGACAGTCATATTGATTGAAGACCGAGCATTACCAGCAAGCATATCTCTTAATGAACGTAGGAAGTTGATTGCAGCTCTACCACCATCAACTCCATAGTTAATGATTTCATCTTCCAGATGCTCTAGGTGTAAATTCTTACCACCCTTGTCTTCTGTTAATGTTTGTGCGAATGATATCATCTTATACCTTCAAAGTCGTGAAATCACACATCATTCGTGTGGGATATCCGTCTTTTCCTTGTGTATCTCTAATATTAAGTTTAAATTTATAATATGGTGAACTTAACTCCATATCAATTCTTTTTCCCTTACCTGTTTTTCCACCATAGTAAACAGTACAAGTTCCAACTTTTGATGCAGATTTCATTGCCGTTTCGTCCATTTTTTTAGATAAAACTTTGCCCTTCATTTTATGAATTACATGATAGCCATAACCAATACCACTTTCTAACAATTCTTTCATGGCTGCAGTATTTGGCCGAGTAGTTACTTTACCACCATCTGTTTTAACTTTATCGTTAAAAATGGTACAAAATCTTTTATTATCAATACCAAATAGGTCTAATAATTTTTTACCATCCCTATCTTTAATTTCGCCTTTGTCTATTTCTGCTTGGCGCAATTTAGTTCTAATGCCCACATTAAAAAATGTGGTGGTAGTTTCAAATTTAAGACTTAAATATATTATTTCGCCATTATCTTTTTCAAGAGTAATATCAGTCACACTATTTCCGATATCTTTTCCTGTGCCTTTAGTATTTGTAAGTTGTATTTTTCCTGTAAAAGATAATGGTCTTTTTGTATTTTCACCACCTACTACATTTACTTTTAACCATTTGGATTCACTTAATTTATATGTTTTATCCAAATCTAAAATAGCATTTAAAATATTTTTATCATCTATCTCATCAATACCTCTAGCAAACCAATTATTAAGAGCTGTTGCAAACTGTGTTTCAAATGCATTACCTCTATTATTTACACCGCGATTACCTTTAGAACCATTACCAAATTTTATACGAACAGTATCTAATTTAGCGCTAGACTTTATATCACTTATCGTATAGTTTCCTTTGAAAAGTCTAGATATATTAACATCTTTTTGTTTTTTTAAATCTATATTAATAGGAGTTTTGTCGCCCTTACCTTTAAGGTAATTGAATAACTTTATAACATCACCAACACTTTCATGGGGCCAATCAGCAAGAGTCTTAGATATTTCTTCTTCAGATGTAGGAAAAAAACTATATGCTTCACTTAAAAAGTTTTGAACTTTATCTACAGGTGCAGTAAAGTTTTCTTGAATAGGTCTAAGTTGACGAATAGATTTTCGTAATGACATACTTCAATGGCTCCATTTACATATAGTTTATATTTAT